CAACCACTAGAAAATGGAAAGGAAGAACATGTCGGAACAGAGTGAAAAAAATATTAGACAAGCATTATACGTAGCAGTTGCTAATAAACTTCAAGGCAAACTATCAGAACTTGAAGCAAAAGAAATTTTACTAACGACAAATCCAGCTTACATTACAAGTAAAGAACACGATCATGCAGAGCACATAAAAGAGTTGTATGATATAATTATGCAGAAGACTGAAATAAAAGATGCTCTGAATGATGTTAAAACGACATACTTCAAATCAGTGCCACAAGGGCATCTTCCAGATGAAAAAAAAGATAGTTAGTGGAGTTTCTAAATATACAGAAAAAAATACTGACGGTGACATAGTGGATTATCTTCGCGTTCACTACACAGACGGCACATCAAAAGATTTCACGGTTGCAGAATGGGAGTATTCGTTCAATGAGGGGCGACGACTATGGCAACAACATGAAAAGGATTTTAATGAATAATGAGGAACTAAAGTTTGATATTTATCAACCATTTGGACCAAGTATTTTAAAGACTAAATTACCACAAGCATATGTTGATGCACTAAATCAACAATCAGATAAAATATTAAATGATGAGAAACTGAGCAAGGAGCATGATTGGAGTCATAACCTTGCTGGTAACGTGAAGAAAGAGATAGCGATAGACCACATGGCTAT